GTATAATATATACATAACTTAGGCAAACACACAGAGGCAAATACAATGAAAAAGACACTTTTAACACTAGCGGCAACAATTGCAATCACAACCACAGCACAGGCTCAATCAAGCACGTTATTTCAGAAAATAAACGGCGATATAGGCAACAAAGCATTGTCTAAGGCTATAAAAGCATATAAAGCAGATGACCTTTCATCAGCTTGCTTTCAAGCAAGCATAGCCAAGATTTCTTATTTAGAAGCTGAGTTTGATAAGCCATACGAATCTGCTTTGAATTTTGAAAAGTTTGTTTGTAATCGTTGACAAAAAAGTGGTTGACAACATCCCCTAATTGTTGTATAATATACACATAGCAATAACGCTATAAGGCAAACACACAGAGGCAAATACAATGAATACACAAACACACACAGGCATAGACTTCTTCTTTAGCAATATGAGCAACAAACAGGCAAAGTTGTTTGTTCAAGCCCTTAATCATATGAAAAGAACTATGAACGGGCAACAGTTGAAGTTCAAACTCAATCGCAAACATCCTCGTTATCTACAACATCAAGCAGGCACCACAGTTATCACAGCAAGATACAAACCTGTCGTGTGTAATGCCGCAGATCTTATGCTGGGACTTAACGCAAATCGCAAGTGGTGTGAAACTTTTCTAAAGGTAGTAAAGTCCAATGCTGTATATGAAGGCAGTGAGTTTTATGTAGAGGACTGTGATAAGAATGTGCTTTCTACAGAGATGAACACATTAATTAATGAGTTTAGGGAGACAGCGTGATGTATAACTTCAAACTATATAAAGACTGGTGTGATGCCGCTTTAGAATTAGATTTAGAACTAAAGAGTCGGAGTGGAGGGTGTATCTATATGCAAGATCCTGCAACAAACACTATTATTGGTCGCGAAGGTAACACAGAACAGCGTTTCTTCTGGATGCTCTGGACACCCTTAAATAAGTTGCATACGGTGTATAATGATTTACCTGATTGGCAATTTGCTCTAGAAACACTAAAAGACAACCACGGTGACTTTCATATTGAAGCGGCCAAATGCCATTCAGCAGCTGAAAGTCACTATGCTTGGTTTCCTGAAATTAATCACAAATTGAGTAAAGATATTACCAAGAGCGATATTATTGCTTGTGTTAAACGTATTAGAGACTTTGACAATCACGGCAAACATCAAACTATTGCATCATTAAGGTCAGCATAACACCAGTCGGTTCTCTTTTAATGTGTTATTTACGTTTGACGATAAATAAATGTATAACAAGGAGAAAAATAAATGGCAAAGTATGCTAAACTAAATGAACCAGTCTTCATTACAAATGTTGAAATCATTAATTCAATTCATGGCGGTGAAGTATGGGAAGTAAAACTTAAAGGTGTAAAGTCACAGAAAGATTATAAGACATACATCGATCCTCTTAACAACAACTTCCACCATTGGGAATGGATCATTGAAGCGGCTCATCGTAAAGGAGTTGTTCTTTCTAATGCTAAAATAAAAGACCCAGTCAAGGGCATTATAAACGCTGACTCTAGTATTCAAGCAGAATATGTTGTTACTAAAGAAGAACTAGCAGATGTCCTAGCAGATTATTGGAATAGCAAAGACAAGTTTAATGATCTATTTGGAAAAGACATATGACATATAAAGTAAGATACGCCTCTGTTCCTAAGTGGAGCATAGACAATCGTCCTGAAGGTGCAAGAGGAATAAAGCCTCTGGCAGAACATTGGGGAACAGAAGAAGCTAAGATACAATTGGATAAACGCTATGCTTGGATGAAGCATAAATCACAAGCCAAGTATCGCTCTGAGGAACACACACTCACACTAGACGAATGGATGAGCTTATGGAGTGATGAAGATTTTCTAGCAAGGGGTAGAGGTAGAAATGATTTATGCCTAGCTCAACAGAGCATCGGCGACGGTTGGCACATCAACAATGTTGAAATAGTTCCCCGCATAGAGTATCTATTAAGAGCTAAAGAATATAGAGCTAATAAAAATGGATGATGGTATGTTTGATACGGAATTTGATCCGTTATATACACTTAATCAATTGGTTATTAAGGCGGATCACTTAGAGTATATGATGAATAAACTAATACAACAACACAACAAACTAAGTCATTTAGTTGAAGAAATAGCAACACAACATCAAGCACTGTCAGACATATATAATCGCACAGCTTCATTATTAGAAGAACTTGAAAATAAATGAAACTTAATGATTGGCAACAACGAGTAGCACTAGACAAAACACGATTCAAGGTTGTAGTAGCTGGAAGGAGAGCAGGCAAGAGTTATCTCTCTATTAGAGAAATATGTTATCAAGGTCGCTTACCTGACCGAGAGATATTCTATATTACGAGCAGCTACCGTGCGGCCAAGATGATTATATGGAAGCCACTAAAGAAGCGATTGTTAGAATTGCGCTGGGTTAAAAAGATAAACGAAAGCGAACTAAGCATAACACTAAAGAACAACTCAACTATTAGTCTTAAAGGTGCTGAAGATCCTGACCGGCTTAGAGGAATACGCTTGAACTACGCCGTAATAGATGAAGCTGCATTTGTATCTCCTAATTTATGGTTTGAAGTTGTTCGTCCAGCCCTGTCAGATCAAGAAGGCGGTGCACTATTCATATCTACACCCCTAGGTAAATCTAATTGGACATACGACTTATACTGTCAGCAAGACACTAATCCTAAACAATGGAAGAGCTGGCAAGTTACAACATTGGAAGGTGGCAATGTAAGTGCGGAAGAAATAGAAGCAGCCAAAATAGATATGAGTGAGCGTCAATTCAAACAAGAGTTCTTGGCAAGTTTTGAGGACGCTGTTCAAAGGGTTGCTTGGTGCTTTAACAGAGATCACAACATTAAAACACTTGAAAACCCAGACACAAGCGTATTGTATATTGGACTTGATTTTAATGTCACGCCGCTAACGGCAGCAATATGCGTTAAACATCACGAAGAACTATATGTGATAGACGAAATACTACTACACAATAGTCACACACAAGAGATGACTGACGAAATAAAAAACAGATACCCTAAGAGCAAGATATTTGTCTATCCAGACCCCAGTGGATCAGCAAGAAAGACAAGTTCAAATGGCATGACTGATCACACTATTTTACAAAACGCCGGCTTTGTTGTTAAGAGCCCAAGAAAACACGACCCAGTCCGTGATAGAATAAACGCTATTAATGCTCGTTTATGCTCAGCAGACGGTAAAAGACACCTATTTATTTCTCCATCGGCTAAATACACTATAGAAAGTCTAGACAAATACACATTTAAGGAAGGAACGCAAGTTCCAGACAAAAATAGTGGCTACGATCATATATTTGATGCGTTGTCGTATGCTGTCGCATTTATGTTTCCACTTAAGAAAGATGTGGACCTAGATAAAACAACGCCTACTAGATGGGGACACAAGTTAGAATCCATTTAATAAAGGAATAATATATGTTAGTAACTCAACAAATACAAACAGACGCTGCCACTCTTACTGAAGGTAATGACTTTTATAACACATACGTTAAGCGGTGGAGGTTCTTATTAGAATCATATATTGGCGGTGAGGAATATCGTCAAGCTGGAAACCTAGTTAAATACCAACTAGAAAGCGACGGTGAATACCAAGCAAGACTAAATGCAACCCCATTAGAGAATCATTGTGCATCAGTGATTTCAGTGTATAAATCTTTCTTATTCCGTCAAGACCCAATTAGAGATTTTAACTCAATACAAAACTTACCTCAACTAGAAGACTTCTTAAAAGATGCAGATCACGATGGTCGCAGTCTTAATAACTTTATGAAAGATGTTGCGGTATGGAGTAGTGTATTTGGACACGCTTGGGTTGTAGTGAGTAAACCAAATATTGGTGCTTATACACGAGCAGAAGAACTAGAACAAGGCGTTCGTCCTTACTTGTCGGTGCTAACACCCATGGTAGTGTTAGATTGGAAGTGGCAAAGAAAGTCAAACGGCAAGTATTGCTTAGAGTATTTTAAATACCTAGAAGAAGTTAATGGTGATATTAGAACTGTAAAAGAATGGTTTATAGATTATGTAAGAACAACCGTTGTTGATACAGAAGCAAACGAAATTATTGAAGAAAGTTGGGAAGAAAACCAACTACAAAAAATACCAATTGTATGTGCATATAACAATCGTTCAACAGTTAGAGGCATTGGTGTCAGTGACATTACTGACATAGCAGACGCACAAAAGTTTATCTATAAC